TGAGGCGGCTCACTCGCTGCCGCATCTCCCGGCAGACCATCAATGCCATCGCTTGCACGGTCACAGCTACGAAGTGCTGGTCGGCGTGTGCGGCCCGATCGCTAACGAATGGGTGCAGGACTACGCCGACATCAGCGCCGTGGTGAAGCCCGTAGTCGCCTCCCTTGATCACCGAAATCTTAACGACATCCTGCCATGCGCGACCACTGCCGAAAACCTTGCCGCGTGGCTTTGGCGCGAATTGCAGCCGCATTTGCCGCTGCTTTCCCGCGTCGAAGTCCGCGAAACGCCAACCTCAAACGTGATTCTGACCAAGAACTGATATGGCTAAATTCACTCATCTTATGTCGGGCGGGCTGGATAGCACCACCCTGCTTTACGACCTTCTGCATCAAGGCCACAAAGCCCATTGCCTGCTCTACGACTACGGACAGCGGCACATCAAGGAACTGACCTTTGCCGAGGCGACTTGCGCCAAGCTGGGCGTGGCCTACGACAAAATCACCCTGCCGCCGCAGCTATTTGAGCGGTCGGCGCTGACCACAGGAACCGAACCGCTGGTCGGCAAGCCAACCGTAGTGCCAAACCGCAACATGGTGCTGATCGCAATGGCGGCAAGCTATGCGCTTTCGCACGGATGCACGGCGGTTTCCTGCGCGGTCAACGGTGACGATGCCGAGGTTTATCCCGATTGCCGCGCCGACTTTATGAAGCACCTCAATTTTGCCCTGCGGTGCTGCCACACGCGGCGAATGGAGGTGCATCTGCCCTACATTGTCCGAACCAAGGCCAAGGTGGTCGATATTGCGTGGCGGCTAAACGTGCCGCTGGAAGAAACGTGGTCATGCTACGCAGGCGGCGACGAGCCGTGCGGCCAATGCGGTGCGTGCCAAGTCAGACTGAAAGCCATTGCCGATGCTGGTCATGCCCACAAATAACAGCGGAATCCAAATCGGCTACTTGTGCGGCAAGTATCCGGGGCGGCTTGGTTGGCTAATCTCTCCGGGGGGGTGGCGCAAGCCGCCGAGTTGGATGCCTTACGCGCTGGATAACGGCGCTTTCGGGGCATGGCTTAACAAGCGCGAATGGGACGAGCAGGCTTTTATCGACCTCCTTGACCGGACACGCGGACACATTCGCCCCTTATGGGTGGCCGTTCCCGATGTGGTAGCCGATGCCGAGGCGACCAAGGTGCGCTGGCAAGAGTGGTCGCAGCGCATCCGCGAGATTACCAATGTGCCGCTGGCCTTTGTGGTGCAAGACGGGATGACGGTGGCCGATGTGCCGCAGGATGCCGATGTGCTTTTCGTGGGCGGCTCGACCGAATGGAAGTGGCGCAACCTCAAGATGTGGACGGCAGCGCACCCTCGCGTCCATGTCGGGCGGGTCAACAGCGAACGGCTTTTGTGGATGGCACATGACGCCGGGGCCGAGTCCTGCGATGGCACAGGATGGATGCGCGGCGGCGAGGATCGACTGGAAGACCTTGAGCGGTATCTGCGCTTATCAACGCGCAATGATAAGCGACCGCAGATGGTCATGGAGGCTTTGCTTTGAGCCAGACGCTTATGCGATGGATCGCAGACAACAACCTTGACCCGCGCCTCGTCATGAACGCGCTGCAAGACCACGGCAAATGCTCTGACCTTTGCGTCGAGGTTGAGGACGTAGGCAATGGGGGCGAGTGCTTGCGGTGGTTGTTGGGGCGGGATGTGCGGGAGTATCGGAGGGCGGGGAAGCTATGAACATAACAGAGCAGGAGTGGAATGACTTGATGACGCAGCTACCCGAACGCGAGCGCAGGGTTGTCCTTGCTCGCTACTACGAGGGGAAGACTTGGAAAACAGTTGGCGAGATCATTGGCACAAGTCACGAGCGGGCGCGGCAGATAGGGGAGAAAGCGATTAAGAGGTTGCGACTCGCCATAAACGACAATCCGGTTATCCGCGAGCGAGAGCGGTTCGTTATAGCTATACCGGAGCAAGCGGGCTGGTTTGTGGACAACACGCGCTGGCGAGCGGTCGAAAAGTTTAAGGAGTTTAAGAAGCGCATAAAGCGAGCGCTGCGCGTTAAGGTCAACAACTCGTGGCCGCAACACTTGAGATACTGCGGCCCGATTGAAGTAACCCTACCGAATGGCCGGAAGGTGCGCGGCAATGGGGTGGTTGAAGCGAAAGGCTACGCGATATGAGGGAGGCATATCGGCAGAGCGGGCATAAGTATCTCGGCAGGAATGTCGGGCGGGGAGGGAGGCAATACAGCAAGATCGTGAAGGCACTGAAGGGCATGGCGACATTCCAGTTGCTTGATGCGGTGGCGAGGGAGGATGCGCGCAGGCGCAGGGAGAGGGAGAGGGCAATGACACCGGAGGTTACAGCGTGAAGGACTTGGATGAGTCGTTCTTTTGGTGGGCCTATCCGCGCAAGCGGGGGCCGAAACGCAAGACGCCATCAAGCCGCCACTGCCTGCAATGTGGGGCCGAGTTTCACATCAATGCGCGCGGCCATACGGCAAAGAAGTTCTGCAACAACCGATGCGCTACCCGCTACAACATGGGGCTAAAGCAGGACGCGATGCGCGCGCGATACGGGCCATGCATCAAGTGCCATGCCCTGCTATCCATCCCGACCACGCAATCGGCGGCATTGCTGGGGGGTCGGCGCTACTGGATACTGCGGGAGCGCAACAGGCACGGGCTACCCGCCACGCATCCGGGCGTTGCGGCCAAGGCGCGGCTATGGGACGGATCGCATAAGCGGATGCTGACGGTGGAGGAGCGCATCAAGCGGATGCTGCGATGCCAAGCGCGCAGGATTAAACAACCGCTCAAGCTGATGGGGCGGCGGTCGCTGACCACGAACGAGTTGCTAGGGTGCAGCTACGCCGAGGCTCGCGCGTGGATCGAATCAAAGTTTAGGCGGGGCATGGGCTGGCACAACGCAGGCGAGTGGGAGATTGACCACGTGATCCCGATTGCGGCGTTTGATCTGTCGAATGACGCGCACGTGCGGCGGGTCAATCACTACTCAAACCTTCAGCCGCTCTGGCGCGAGGACAATCGACGCAAGAGCGACCGGATGCCTGTCGGTCAGTTTGACTTGTTGTAAGTCGTTGAGTTTGAAGGCTTCCGCTTTAACGCCATCGGGGTGGAACGCGACCCCCGTCTCTTTTCTACGTGTTCACCAAAGGTTGACAGGGTGAACGCCGCAAGTGAACGAAGCCGCATCCGTCAGAGAGCAAGCGCGCCATGAAGGCGTGGCCCCGTCATTAATCCACCGCTGGCGTCAGCGCGGGATGCCGTCCGACTTGGAAGGCGGCAGCGTCTGGCGCGCCCGCAACGCCACCCGCCGCGCGGGACGCGCCCCCGGCCCCGCCCCGGCTCCGCAATCGCTACTCGCTGACCCGATGGCGCAAGCCGACCCCGCCCCGGAACTTTCCGTCGAAGTCGATGAAGACCCGGAGGCGACCAAGCAGGCCGTTGAGCTGGCCGAGCGTCCCGAGGAAGTCATCACCAGCGAAGCGTCCTGCAAGGAGATGCTGCGCGCCCAGCGATCAAGTCGCCAATACTGCGCGGGCCGTATCGCCGCCTGTCACAAGCGCGGAGACGAAGCGATGGCGCAACGATGGACACAGATCATGAACAACATCATCCCGAAGCAAAAGGACACCGAGCGCGAACTGCTCGATCTCTTGGAGCGCACGGGCAAGACCATGACCACCGAAGCCGCCAAGCGATCTTTCCGCACCGTCTTCAGCGAGCTACGGCAAAAACTCGTCGCCGCTCCTGCCGCCTTGGCCGCGCAGCTTAACCCGCAAGACCCGCACCACGCGCAAGGCGTCATGGAGAACTACGTCCGCAGCCTTTTCAAAGAAACATATGAAGACCACCAACCTACCGCTTGAGAAACTAATCGCCTATGCCGGGAACCCCCGGCGCAATGACCATGCCGTCGAGGCGGTTGCCGCCGCGATCAAGCGATTCGGGTTCCGTGTGCCTGTGCTGGCGAAGTCGGACGGCACACTGATCGACGGCCACCTTCGGATCAAGGCCGCGAAGCGTCTCGGCATGACCGAGGTTCCGGTCGCGCTCTGCGATGACTTGAGCGAGGCCGAGATCAAGGCACTTCGCATTTCCATCAACCGCATGGCCGAGCTTGCCGAATGGGACGAGGAACTTCTCATGGCCGAGCTTGAAGGGCTGGCAGCGGAAGGGATCACGATGGACGATGTGGGCTTTGACCGGGATGCGTTGGCCGACCTTGGGGCCAGCGCGGCTATCGACTTCCAGCCCGGCACGGAAGATGACCAAGGCAAACTCGATCAGCTTGAGCCAAAGATGGTGAAGTGCCCGCACTGCGAGCAAGAGTTCGACGTCCGTGAGCAAATGTGACCTCAAGATTGATTGGGCTACGCACGATGCCGCGCGCTATGCGTGCGAGCATTGGCATTATTCGCAAACACTGCCAGTCGGCAAGATGAGCAAAATAGGCGCATGGGAAAATGGCAAGTTCGTCGGCGTAGTCATCTTTGCATGGGGCATGAATAAAGACTTGGGATCACCATACGGCCTAAGAATGGGACAGTGTGCCGAGCTTGTGCGTGTAGCATTGACCAAGCACGAAAGCGCAATCTCCAAAATTCTTTCTATCGCAATCAAGTTTGTAAAAAAACAATCGCCGGGATTGCGCTTGCTTGTGTCTTTTGCTGATCCATCCGAGGGGCATCATGGCGGGATTTACCAAGCAAGCGGATGGATTTATGCAGGCACAAGCCCGAGTTCTGTTGAGTGGCTTTTGAATGGCAAGCGACTAAACCGCCGCGCATACACAGGCAATAATTTTGGTGCGCCCCGGATGAAAATTCCGCAAGGCGCAATTAAACGCACAGTTCCGGGAAAGCATCGCTATTTGATGCCGCTTTGCGAAGACACCAAAAAGCGAATTGCGCTTTTGCAAAAGCCGTATCCTAAAAAAGAAGCCATAGCATGAAAACGATGCTTCGCGTTGATTGGGCGACACATGAAGCCGCAAAGTATGCGGTGCTAAATTGGCATTACAGCAAATGCTTGCCAGCAGGAAAGTTGGTCAAAGTGGGGGCATGGGAAAATGATAAATTCATCGGCGCAGTTTTGTTTGCAAGAGGCGCAACACCAAACTTGGGAAAGCCATACGGACTGAATCAAGATGCTTGCTGTGAACTGGTGCGAGTTGCGCTTACGCGACACAATACCCCGGTGTCTCGCATTGTGGCGCTTGCCATAAAATTTCTAAAGAAAAGCAACCCCCGGCTTCGGCTGGTTGTGTCATTTGCAGATCAATCGCAGGGGCATCACGGCGGCATCTATCAGGCAGGAAACTGGACATACACTGGCAGCGGTCAGCCTGCCACGTTTTACAAAATCAAAGGCAAGATAACGCACCCCCGCACTATTGGCTCTGCGGGACACGTTCAAAATTTGAGCGGCGCGCGTCAAATTGATCCGAAAGCAACTGCTGTGTTGATGCCCGGAAAGCATCGCTACCTCATGCCGCTTGACATTGAGATGAGAAAAAAGATTTTGCCGCTCTCGCGGCCATACCCAAAACGCGCCGGAAGTGACACCAAGGACACGCCGGGATTCCATCCCGGAGAGGGCGGCTCGACACCGACCCCGGCGCTCCACTCTCAAGCGGCATGACGGACACGCCCGACACCGATGCCGTGGCTTTTGAGCCTTTCGCGGGGCAGGGCGGTGAAGTGGTTGATGCCGACTTTGCGCGCGAACTGGAACGCCAGCGCAACGCCTTGCGCCACTTGTTAAGCCATGACGTTGACCGCCGAAGTAATCCGTAGCCTGCGCGATGTATTCGCGCCCATCGACACGCGCGAAGTCTATCAATGGGCCGAGGACGAGGTTGTGCTGTCTCGCCGTCAGACCGAGACACCGGGGCCGTATAGCACGCTCTTGACTCCCTACGTCCGCGAACCGCTGGCCGCATTTAGCGACCCGCGCGTCAGCGACATGACGCTTTGCTTTGGAACGCAGACGGCCAAGTCCACCGTGGTCTTGATCGGCATGGCGTGGAGGTTGGTCAATAACCCATGCCCGACCCTGTGGGTCGCGCCCAACGAAAACTTTGTGCGCTCGTTCTCCGAGAACCGCTGGCAACCGATGGTCGATGACTGCAAACGGCTCGCCGCGCTCAAGCCCTACAACCCGCACCGCTACAAAACGCTGGAGCAGCAATTCCGCGACTGCACCGTGAACTTTGTCGGGTCGAACTCCCCGGCCAACCTGGCCTCGCGCCCAATCGGTCTGCTCATTCTCGATGAGACTGACAAGTTTGCCGAACCCACCGCCCGCGAAGCCGGTGCAGTTGCGCTTGCTGAGAACCGCACGAAGTCATTCACCAACGCCCTGCGGGTCAAGACCTCCACACCGACCACAGAAGAAGGGGAAATCTGGCAGGCGTTTCTCGCGGGCGATCAACGATTCTATTTTGTGCCGTGTCCGCACTGCGGCGAGCGGCAGCGTCTGCTCTGGTCGCAAGTGAAGTGGGACGAGAAAGCCCGCGACGAGAACGGCAAGTGGGAGGAGGAGGCCGTGCGCGTGTCGGCTTACTACGAGTGCGCGCATTGCAAAGGGCGCATCGACAGCGGCCACAAAACCAAGATGCTGCGCGAGGGGGAGTGGCGACCGACCAATCCCAACGCCAGCCCCGGTCGCCGCAGCTACCATCTGAACTCGCTGTATGCCCCGTGGAAGTCGTGCAGCTTCGGAGAGTTAGCCGTCAAGTTTCTGGCCGACAAAGCCTCATTGATGGGTCTGCAAGATTTCGTCAACGGCGCACTGGCCGAGCCGTGGGTCGAGG